CTCTTATTTTTCTAATTTCTTTTAATTCATTTTCTTTAATAGTTGCAATTTCTTTTTTAGCTTCTTCAATCATTTTTTCTCTTTCTAATTCTAATTCTTGTCTTTGCTCTTCTTTTTTCTTTTCTAATTCTTTAATTTTTTCTAAAACTTCATTTTTTGTTTCTATTATTTTTAAATTTTTTGTTTCTTTAATCACTGGCAATATAGAACATCGACAAGATACGTGCAAAGGTGGTGTTCCTATACTTTCATAATCAAAACTTAATCCCGCAAAACTATCTCCTTTATTAAAAAAATTATCACCTAAATCAACTAACTTGCCATTCATTTCTTGACATTGTTCACAGGTTCTTTCATCAAAAGCTGTTAACCATTCTTTGCCTTCAACTACATCAGATTGAATATAACCCTCTTCTGTTCCAAAATTAGCCGTTTTTAAAACTTCTGTCCTTGAAATCCTTTCAGCCCTATAAGTTTTTATGTCTATAAATATCTCTTTTACTCTTTTTGTTAATTTATCAATTCCTTCTCCTTCATCCATTCCCTCAATTAATGTTTTCGTTAATTCTTCTTTGGTTGTTTTATTTATTTCTTTAGCAAATTTATTTATACTATTTTCTAAAAATTCTTGAGTCTTTTTATTAAATTCAAAATCTTGTTTAATGGCTAAGATTTTTAAACTTTCTTGACCTTCTTCTTTGATTATTTCTTTAAGCAAAGGGGTCAAATCTAAAGCAAAAGCTACTTCTTCAAACTCTGGTAAATAATCATCTATGGCTTTTATGTCTTTTTTGCCTTCTATTTTTTTCAAAACTTCTTTTTCTTGATCATTAAAAATCTTTTTTATTTTTGTTTTAAATTGTTCTTCTCTTTTCTCAGTTCTGCTAATCATTGCTTTCCAAATCTTTTTTTGTGTTTCTTCTGAGAAAGGCGATTTGCTTTTAAATTTTATTTCCGTAATTATCTTTTTTAATTCTTCTTCAATTTCTAAAGATAACTTTTTGCCTTTTTTTATTTTTTTTCTAATTCTTTCAGAAATTTCTTTTTTTTGTTCTACTGTATCAACAGGAGCAACGTTAAAAGGCATATAAATTAAATTTCCTTTTTCAAAATCTGATAAACCCAATTCTCGTCTTACTTCATTTGGCGTCATATAACCCGCTCTCATTCCAGTTTCAAATTCTCTCATTCTTAATTCTCTATCTTCTGGTACTGGATTATCAAAATCTAAATATAAATTATCGCCATAACGAGGAACTAAAAATTCGTTTAAAACATCAACTATTTTCTGCATCTTTAATTTTATTACTCTTTTAGCGAAAGTATAATCTGCTACTTTTGCATTCGCTAAATTAACATCTTCTGTAATTCCAATTATTGACTTTGGCACTCCAAAAATAGCCAAAATTTCATCTCTGCCAAATCTTCTCTGTTCCAAAAAATCCATTTCTTTTTGAGAAAGACTTATTTGTTTATATTGTAATCCCTGTTCAAGCACCGCAATTTGATGAGCTTTATTCAATCCTTGATATCTCTGTTGCCATTGTTCTCTAATTCTGTTATATCTTGTTTCGTCTAATGTTCCCTCAATTTCCAAAATTGCGTCTGGTCTGGCTGCGTTATAAAAAAATAATCTGTTCCATTCTCTTGAAAAATCATCAACATCAATACTTGCCGCCGCCGCCGCCACCGTTCCCATTCCTCTATAGGGATTAAGAGGATTAAAATATTTAAAATGTAAAATTTCTTTTGGTTTAAAAGGAATTTCCTTTTTACCAAGTGGTTGATAAAGATAACCAGCAATCCATTCTTTTTCCGATGGCACAACTTTTATCCAATCAGGTCGCAATATCCAAATTTCTTTATCTGCTAAATACCAGAAAGCTTCGCCGCATAATTCTAAATTTGTTTGAGTGGCTTCAATTAAATCGGAAAAAGTCTGAAAGGGATTAACTTTTGTTAATAATTCTAAAAGCGGATGTTCTTCTATTTCAATAATTTCTTTTCCTTTTTGCTGATATAATTTTAATTCTAAAGAAGATACTCCTTGTGAAATTACCTTAACGCAAGCATAAACCCAACCTTTATAAGCAGTTAAATAATCAGAGATTTTTTTATCTGACGGCACTTCTCTATTCCAAACAGGTAGAGGCAAATTATAATTAGGACTTTTTTGAATAAATTGTTTAAAAAAATTTAAAATATTCATATTTCTTAAATCCATAAAACATATCTATCTGAAAATATTTGAGGCATTAGTGATAAGCAAAGACAACAAGCATCACATTGATCGTCATAAGTTCCTCTTGGCAAAGACAATAATTCGTTTATAAATTCTGTTTGCTCCGCTTTTAAAAAGATTTTTTTGTTTTCAAATCTTGGAGCTAATTCAATATTAAATTTTTCTATCTTATTTTGCGTTGTTTTTATTCCTTTAATTGGTAAATTAGTATTTTTAATTAAAGTTTGAACTGTATCATATTGGAAAACATTATTTTCAATTCCTATTTGTTCAGGTTTCCATTTTTTCGCAAATTCTTGAATTTTTTTTAATCTTGTTGGAAAATCTATTCTTTCCCTAAAAACATCTAAAACATAAATATCGCCTTTTTCGTTTGCTCCCAAAGTTATACAAGATGAAAAATCGCCTTTTTCAACGTCTTTTCCAACAGATAAATCCCAAGCTTGAAAAATTCTTAATCCCTCTGGTTCTTTTTCATAAAAACATAACCATTCTTTTTTTATAATTTCACCCAAAATATTTACCGCGATGTTTCTATATTCTTTTAACCAAAACTTCTCGCCAAACTGAGAACAAATTTCTCTTCTTCTTTCTTCTAATATTTCCCAACTCCATTTTTCTGGAAAAAGAGCAATTTTCTTTTCTTCATCAACTATCGCGTCATAAGTTTTTAATTTCCAAATATTTTTATCTAAACTACCATATAAATCATTTTCTTTTTGCAATGTTCCTATAATAATAATTTGAGTATTTGGTTCAGCCATTGGTAAAATTTCGCTATAATATCTTTCAATTGTTTTTTTATTTTGTTCTTCTGAATAAATAACTTGCGTATCAATCGGATCATCTAAAATTATTAACTTTGGATGCCCCCCTCTAATGGCTGACATTAATCCTTGCGCGTAAACTGTTGCTCCATTCGAACATCTAATCTGGGTTTTATTCCAAAATTCAGAACCTTCCCTTGTTAAATCTTTTAAAAAATCTCTTTTATTTATTAATTGTTTTATTTTATCTAAAATTTTAACCGCTTGCGTATCAGTTTTTGAAAAAATATAAATCTCATCATCTGGATTAAATTTTAATCTTTGGATTAAATAACCAATAGAGAAAAAACTTGTTTTTAAATGTCCACGCGGAGCTAAAATTCTTAATCTTTTATGTTTTAATAACCCTTGCCATTCTTGATGTAATTTTCCCAATCGCCAGCCTTTTTGTTTTTCTTCTTCTGAATAAATTATTTGCTCAATAAAATAATTTAAATCAAATTTATAAATTATTTCTTTTAATTCATTTTCTTTTATTGTCAATAACTCTTTTAGCGGCTTGAATAAATTGTTGTCTTGTTTCTTCATCTGTTTCTGTTAAAGAATTAAATAAATTATTATTATTTTCTGTTTTAACTTCTCCCTCCACTTCAATTCTTTCTTTTGTTTTTCCATATAATCTGTCCATAGTATCTTTATAAAAAGAAAAATTGCCTTTTAACATTTCCTTAATCCCTCTTTTTATTATTTCAATTTGAATTACATTTGGTTCTTTGCCTAATTTTAAAGCCTCAACCACTTCTCTTGCCGCTTCTTCAAAAATTGTTTTAAAATTTCTCTCTCCTTTTTGTTTTTTATGTATTCTTGGGTCTCCTCCTTTTTTAAAAGCTGTTTTTCTTAAGTTTTCAGTTGTGTTTGCTATAATAGATAAAAGATAGCTGAACTATTTTATTTAAATAAACGTAATTATAATTTTTTAAATATAAAAATTTTTTCAAAATTGTATTCTTTTCTTTTATTCCCAATTTTCATATTTTTAATACTGCTAAATCTATTTCCTATTACCATTTTCCTAAATCCTAAATATTTAAATCCCGCTTCTTTTCCATTTTCAATTATCATCTTTTCTAAATTAATCTCTTTACCTTTATCAACTATATTTTTAATGTTAACTAATAAAAAAGCATTTTTCTTTAATTTTTTTATTAAAATTTTTAAACTTGCTAAAAGAAATTGTTTTTCCCACTTTTCAATTTCTAAATATCTATTATAAGATTGTGTTTCTTCGTCGCTGTAAATTTCTTTATTAAAATACGGAGGAGAAGTAAAACTAAAATCAAAATAATTATTCTCTAATCAGGAATATCCACAAGATTAAATTTCTTTAATGACTTTTTTAAATCTTCCACTTGCTTTGTTGTTATTTGACGAGGATTGTTTTCAGTTGAAATTAAATTTTTTATCTTCCTTTTCTCGATATGCCATTGAATTTTCTCTATCATATTTTTTTTGTTATTTTAATAAGTTAAAATACTATAGCACATTTTTATTATTTTGTCAAGTACCTAACTGCGAATAACCTTTTTCCCTTTATTTTAAAGTTTCACAAACTATTCCATCTTTATTTCTATCTAATTTATGAATATCATTTTTTATTCCACCGCAACAGTTAAATAAAGTTTGAGCTTCTTTCTGTGTTTTAAAACTTTTGCAATTATAAATATCTTTTGAACAACTGCATTTTGTCTTATCTTGTTTTTGATAATAAGTACCAACAGACTTTGCAATATCTTTTTTATATTTTACAATATCCTTTTTATATTTTACAATATCTTTTTTGTTTTCACAAACTTCATCAGCCCATAATCCTTTTTTATTCTCTCTTGCTTCTTTTTCTGCTATTTTAAATTTAGATTGATATTTATAATTTTGTTTTTTATAAGTATATTCATACGCAAAACCTTGTTTTATTATAAATTCATTAAAATTTATATCATTCTCAAAAAAAACATAACGAAGCAATCTATTATATTTGTCTCTCTCGCCAACTAGGGGGTCTTTTTCTAAATAAACATATTTATTTAATAATAATTTTTTTGTATTATTTGACGCTTCTTTGCCAAAACATTGCAAAGGTTTTCGCGGATCAACTGTTTCAGGTGTATCAACCCCAATCATTCTAATTTTTTCTTTTTGTTTTGATTTAAGCAATTCAATCTCTATTGTGTCGCCATCAATTACTTTTACGACTTGATATTTCTCTTTTATATTTATTTCTGTGTTTATTCTTTTATTATTATCTTGGCAATTACCTATTTCAGAAGTATATCCAAATATAATAAAAATTGTAATAACAAAAATAAAAATCAATTTTTTAATTTTTTTAAACATAATTATTTTATATTATATTTTTAATGTGATAAATTTATTGCATTTCTTGCAAACAGTTTCTATTTCACAAAAAACTTTTATATTCTTAACCTTTAACAATGGAGTATTACATTTTTCACAATGGATT